TCAAATTTGGTTAAATGGATCACTAAACGGTGAAGTAACAACATCTATTGATTTGGATGTTGGTAACGAAAATGTATTTTTTATAGGTGGCAGTCCAAATACATCAAGTTTATTTCATGGTTCAATGGATGAAATAAGAATATACAATACTGCAATTCAATCGGATAAAATACCATATCTATACCAAAATACTTTGGATGCTGGATATGCATATCAAACTTCAAGAGTTGGAAATGTTTTTTATGGGACTGGTTTTTTTGTAATATCTGATCCAAGACCAAAATATGCTAATGCATTTTTAGGTCAAACTGGAAATTTTGATTACAATGGAATAGCTAATGGATTCAGAGGACAATTTCGTTCAACCGTAACTTTTTACGAATACGAAATAATTTGTAAAATAAAAAGAAATGAATTTAATTTTACACAAAATCCTTCTATACGAATTGATAAGGCGGCATTTTCGCATGATTTGGAAAACTATGTAACATCATCATATTTTAATCCGTATATTACAACAGTTGGTTTATACGATGATGACAGTAATCTTCTTGCTGTTGCTAAATTGGCAAACCCATTAGAAAAAAGAGATGATGTTGATATGAATGTAATAATAAGGTTTGATATGTAATGCGTAGAAATCAAGTTGCGATTAAACATGGGTTTCGTAGTGGTTTGGAAGATAATGTAAATGATATGTTGAAAGAACACAACAAATCATTCAGTTACGAAAGTGAGAAAATATCTTACATACAACCAGAAACTAAACACAATTATACTCCAGATTTTGTTCTAAACAAAATAGTTGGCGGTAAAATGTATGTTGAAACAAAAGGTAGATGGGTAAAAACAGACCGATTAAAATTTGATTTGATATTTGAGCAATATCCTGGTATAGATATTCGTTTTGTATTCCAAAATCCTAATTCCAAACTATACAAAGGAAGTAAAACAACCTATGCCCAATACTGTGATAAAAAAGGGTGGCGTTGGGCAAAGAAAGAAATACCAGAGGAATGGTTAAAAGAATGCTTGTAATTGTAACAAATTTTTCTTATATTTGTTACAAGTATTATTTTCCGTAAAGTGTGGTTATGATAAACTACGATTTGTTATCTCTTGTTGAAAAAGTTCTAGGTAAAGGTAGAAGAACATCTGGCAATAACTATTCGTTCTTCTCACCGTTCATCAGTCATTACAAACCAAAACTCGAAATAGATTTGACCGTAAACAATAACGGTGAAAATCCATGGCATTGTTGGGTTAGTAATGCTAAAGGTAGAAGCATAGTTTCCCTTTTCAAAAAAGTAAAAGCCGGTAAACAATACCTTGATGACCTAAACAAAATTCTAAAAACAAAAAACCTATACATCAAAAATAAAACCGAAACAAAAGAAGAATTGGTTTTACCGAAAGAATTTATCAAATTATATGAGTTTCCAAAGATAAAAGATATTCAAGTAAAGATGCAAATGAAACAAGCATTAGGTTATTTGAAATCAAGAGGAATTGGTAGAACGGATATATTGCGTTATGGTATTGGTTACTGCCCTAATGGTAATTATTCTGGTAGAATAATAGTCCCATCCTATGACGAAAATTTCAATCTAAACTTTTTTGTATCTCGTTCTATTTTTGAAGAAGACACTCTAAAATATAAAAATCCAAAATGGAGTAAAGATGTTATTGGATTTGATTGTTTTATTGATTGGGATGAACCAGTTACACTTGTTGAAGGTGTATTTGATGCAATTACTGCAAGATATAATGCAGTTCCACTATTTGGCAAAATCATTCAACCAAAACTTCGAGAGAGAATTTTGTTGCGTAAACCACCAAAGATAATTGTTGCACTTGATAATGATGCCTATTCTGATTCGATAAAAATATCTTCTTCTCTAATTTCAGAAGGTATAAATGTCTCGATAGTTCAAATGGAAAGTAAAGATATAAATGAAATGGGTTTCAAAGATTTTTCAAGTTTGAAATCCGTAACATTACCAACAGACAGTTATGATATAATTAAACAGAGGATATTATATGCTTAAAGAAACATTGTGGTCATTTGCTATTAGTGAAGTTGAGAAGATACTGCATATATCAGATATTCATATTCGTAATCTAAAAAGACATGAAGAATATCGTAGTGTATTCAAAAAACTTTATGATATTTGTAGAAGTAAAGTTGCTGAAAATAAAAACACAATAATATATCTTGCTGGTGATATTGTTCATGCAAAAACGGATATGACACCGGAACTTGTAGAAATGGTTACGGAATTTCTTGATACAATTTCAAGAATTGCACCAACAATTTTGATTGCAGGTAATCACGACTGTAACTTAAATAATATGAGTAGGATGGATGCACTTTCACCTATTGTTTCATTATTAACTGATGAAAAAAATCAACTATTTTATTTGAAACATAGTGGAGTATACTATTTACAAAATGTTGATTTTGTTCTTAACTCGGTTTATGAAAATCCAAAAGATTTTATTTTGGCAAAAGATATAGAAGGTAACAGAACAAAAATAGTATTGTATCACGGACCTGTTGATAGAGCATCAACCGATACTGGTGTTCTTATGAAACATAATGATGTTAAGATTGAAATGTTCGATGGATTTGACTATGGAATGTTTGGCGATATTCACAAGTTCCAATACCTTGATGTTGATGGAAAGTTTGCTTATGCCGGTTCACTCATACAACAAAATTACGGTGAAGGGTTGATTCATGGTATAATTGAATGGGATATTAAAAACAAGAAATCAAAATTCATAGAGATTGAAAATGATTGGTCATATCATACCATTGATGTTGAAAACGGTAAAATTAAAAAATTGCCAACAAAGTGGACAAAGTATAATTCAATTCGTTTGCGTATAACAAACACACCACATTCAGAAGTCAATCAAATAATGACTGAATTGAAGTCATTAACAAATGTTATAGATATTAGAACACAACATCTTGTTGGTTCAAGTAATGGTAATGTCCAAACAAAAGTAAATCCAATTGGTAAAATTCGTGATGTAGAATATCAAAACAAATTGATTACCGATTATGTAAATGACAAGTTTACGGTAACAGATGATATACTTGAAAAGATTAGAGGTATCAACAGAAATGTAAATACAAAATTATCCGAAAGTGATGTTGTTCGTAATCTTGTATGGAAACCAATTTCATTTGAATTTGAAAATATGTTTTCATATGGAAAGGGTAACAGAATACAATTCGATGGAATGAATGGGGTGTATGGATTGTTTGCACCAAATGCAAGTGGCAAATCTTCTGTTCTTGATGCAATTATGTTTTGCCTATTTGATAAATGTTCAAGAACATTTAAGGCGGCACAAGTTCTGAACAATAAGAAAGATAACTTTCAATGTAAACTACATTTTATGATTGGTGAAAAAAACTTTTACATAAAGAGAGTTGCTACAAAAGAGAAGAAAGGTAATGTGAAAGTTAATGTAGATTTTTGGTATGAAGAAAATGGTGATTTGGTGTCACTAAACGGTGAAGACCGTGATGGAACTAATTACGCCATACGGAAGTATATTGGAACCTATGACGATTTTGTTCTAACTGCAATGTCATTACAAGGTAATAATACAAACTTTGTAGACAAGGCACAAAAGGATAGAAAGGATTTGTTGGCACAATTCTTTGACTTAAATCTATTCGAGGAACTAAATAGTATCGCTACTGATGAAGTCAAAGGATTACAGGCACTGGTAAAAGAATTTAAGAAACATGATTACTCAACCAAGTTGTCCGATGCTATTGGCATTCATAAGGCAAATACAATACTTTTAGAAGAAACAACTGACCAGAAGGACTATATTGAGAAAAAAATTGAAAAATTAACGGTTTTGATTTCCGAATTAAATAAAAAACTAATACCGATTTCAGACAATTTTTCTTCCAAATCTGTTCAATCATTATTAGATAAGAGATATTTATTAGATAGAAAAGGTAATGATTTAATAAATGAAATAAAGTCATTAGAATATGAATTGGGTGATGCAAAAACATCACATGAAAAGTATATTGGTTTATCAAAAGAGTTTGATAAAGAAACTCTTATGGAAAAGAAAGAAAGGATTGACATTGTTCGTAACCGAATAACAGAACTTGAAGCTGATTTGCGTAGTGTAAAGTTAAAAGTCCAACATTGTCAAGATAAAATTGATAATTTGAAAGACCATGAGTATGATCCAAATTGTCAGTTCTGTGTGAACAATGTTTTTGTTAAAGATGCAGAACATGCAAAATCACAGATTTGGGGATTTGAACAAGATAGGGATGAATTGATATTTGAAATAAATGATTTGAACGAGGAATTTACAAAAAATTCATCCGTTTATTCTGAATTAGAAAAATTACATTCTCTTGAAAATAGTGCTTTCAAATATGAGAAACAGATATATTCGGTAGAAAAACAGATATTTTCTGCAAAAGAAGAACAGAAAAAGATACAAGATGAAA